CCCGTGAACTCTGCGGATGTGATACGGCATCCAGAAGCCACGATTTCGTATGTGCCAGACTGAACCTTCAGTGCGAATGTGCCAGATGCGTCAGCCACCGAGAGCGACGGCATCGTGCCTGCAAAAAGACCTGACTTCAGAATGGTATCTATGCTGGACATCACAGAGCCTGAAGAAGTATCTTTCCACACCCTGATGGGCATTTCCCACGAGAATTTCACCGTCCGCGTGGTTTCCATTGGCACTGCTTCGTCGATTGGCTTCGTGGTGTCGTATGGAATCCAGACTTTTTCACTTTCCACGCTGATAGACACAGTGTCCGAGTAGACAGGTATCCAGTTTGTGGCTGAAATGGTGGAATATGTAGTATCATTGTAGGCCCCTTCGGCCTTCACATACACATTGAAGAGCTTTTTGATTGCCATTTTCTACCTCCTATAGTTCATTCCCAAAAAACGTCACAGAAAGAAGGAGCGCCATAGCGTAGTATGGCTCTCCCTCTTCTTTTTCTCTGTTTTCTACACCTTCTACTGATACAACCACATCTCCACCCAGAATGGTGGGGGAGATGTTCTGAAGAATGGTATTGATTTTTGAGACGCAGTTTGAGTATGTTTTTTCCACGAAAACAAGCTCAAAATGAGCGGTGAACTTGTACTGGTTTGGATAAGCTGAGTCCTCGATTTCAGCCCTCGAGAAAAATATGGCCACCTGGCCCACATCTATGGGTGTGGTCGGCTCTACTACGGCCAGGTAGCCACGGCTCTGAAGAAAGTTCTGAAGTCCTGCCAAGATAGTTTCAATCATTTCAACACCCGCCTGAGTGTACAGACGTATATTCCATACTGGTTCTGAACATTCACGACCTCATAGACGTACTGGCTATCATCCTGAAGTTCTATCACATCACCCTTCACTGGCACATACTCGTTTCCATTCACATACAGCATGCAGGACTCAGCCTGAATGGCCACATCCCAGAATGTGATGATTTCACCTTCCTGAATGAAGATGCCTTTTTTCCATGTGGTTTCGCCCACTTTCCTGTACGGTGTAGTGATAGAATCCTTGAAGAAGACATCCACGTTCTGGAAGTCGCTACCCCACTTCGCCATTTTCAGCCTCTTCTATTTCCTCAAACGCCGTGAACTTCACAACATCGTCGATTTGGTCCCAGATGTCTGGCTCAATTTCGACAACCTGGCCAGGCTCAAAATATCGGCCAAGCACAATGACTGAAACCTTCACACGCACCTTAATCGGCTTTCTTTCTCTTTTCATTCTTTTTCTCCTCTGGCTTCTCTTCCTTCACTTCTTCCACCACTGGGTCGAGCATCTCGGGAAGATGGCGCAGTATCTCGTATGCTGGGTCGTCTTCTGTGATGATGTCGCCAGTCCAGAACCACTTCTCCAGGTTCATGATGTAGAATGGCCTACGGACCCTGAATTTCTTCATGGCGTCCCCCTATGTGAAAAAAGGGGGGAGGGAATGCCCTCCCCCGACTCAATCATCAGGATGTTTTCAGTGTGAGAATGTGCCAGGCAGTCGGAACGAGAACTGCGGAGTCGAACTCGACGTAGGCTTCTACACGGATGGATGGACCGCCAGCATATGGGTTCACGATGACATCGATGGCGCCCCAGTATGCCATGAGAATGGTGGATGGGTCACCGAGCGCTATGGTGTTGTTTGGCATGCCAGCATGGACAAGAACGGGAATGCCGTCGATGGTGTTGGCCTGGTCGATGATGTAGACGGGGTATCCAGTCTGTCTGACGGTCGCTTTCAGCGTGCTGAAGAGTGCAGGCGGCATGATGAACATCGGATTTTCGACTTTTCCGAGGACGTTCTGATACATAGTGGCTATATCAGAATATGCCCAGGTATTCACTGCAGCAGTTTGGGATGTGTTCACACCGAACCCAGTCCCGAGCGAGAAGGACACGAGACCGAGAGGCTGGCTGGATGCATGACCAGAACCCTGGAGTACTGCCTTCTCAATGCCCGCAGTGATGGTGTTTCCGAGAATCTGCCTCAGATACTTCTCGATGTCAGGCGTGCTCTGTTTTAGTATGGACCTGTAGACTGTGGTCCAGACAGAAGCGGTGTTTGGCATGAGCTCGTAGCCTTTTATGGCGGTATCAGAGGCAGTAGGAGAAGTATTTCCCCATGTCACAGTTGGATATGCACCCATCACGCCGACAGTAGCAGTCCCCTGAAGCCCTCTGATGACGGTTGCGCCAGCGTTCTCGAGGCTTCCCTGGATGGGATACTCGCCCACAAGACCAGTGAACTGTGTGAGTTTCAGGCCAGAGTAGTCAGATGCACGAGTGAATACATCGAACGGGACATAGACACCTTTCGCTCTTCTGCCGAGTTTGTGTTCGAGCTCCTGGGCGACTTCACCCTCATACCCGTCCAGTGCCCTGTTCTCCATCAGGGCGGTGATGACCCTGTGGAGGCTATACTCCCTCTCCACAGGAACATTCACGGTATTTGCATTGATGATTTTTTCTGGCATTTCCTTTTCCCTCCTTTCTTCGATGACTTCGATGGTTTTTTCTGCCTGTTTTTCTTTTTCATCACTCATACCTACCTCCTTCTGCCTTCCCACACCGACCGTGATGTCGGCGGGGATGGATACGAATGAAAATTCGAGCGTTCTCCACCTGGTCACCTGAATGACGGGGAGACCATTCCTCTCACCTATTTTCTTATATTCGAGTATCTCATAGCCAATCGATGTGTGCCTGAGAATGCCCTCCTCTATGAGTGTTTTCCACGGCTCTGCTGTTTTCGAGAGCCTGTAGGTCACATAGAGTTTTCCATCTCTGATTTCATAGCCCTCAGAAATGCCGATGATTTTGTCGCGGTCATGGTTCACGAGTACTGCTATTCCGTTTTTCAGGTAGTCATCCACTATGGCGTCGCGTGAATGCGAGAGCACCTCATAGTATCCAAACCGCTCAACTGCCGCCTCGGAAGATACGGACACCACGAAGCGGTCATCACTGCGGACTTCCTGAATTTCCGCATCCCTGTAGGAGACACGAGGGAACTCGAAGGTTCTTTCTTCTTTCTTCTCGGCCTGCTTTTCTTCAGAGTTCGCATCGATTTGGTCCAGGAGTTTCGATGCAGCAGCATACACGTTGTCATAGCCTTGTTGAGCTGCTCTCTGCTTCGCTGCTATGACACCGCGCCTGAACACGGTCACAGTGTCACCCTTTAGCTTCGCCACTGGGAACTTGTATGTGTCTTTTGCTTCTTCATTTCCCTCATCGTCATACGCCAGGTGGACATTCACGAACGTATCCCAGCCCTTCTCCTCTATGAGGCGGTTTTCATCATCCGCCCCAAAAGACCAGGAGCTCTCCAGGTCCACCTGACCGCGGGAAATGAGGTTCGATATGTACTCGACGCTTTTTTGTCTCACGACTACAGCCATACTCACCTCCTATTCATAGCCAAACGGCAGGATTACACCTGCCTGTTTCATTTTCTCTTTTTCCTGTTTCAGCTCCTGTATATGCTCGTCTATGTCTTTTCCTTGTTGCGCTAGAACTTCTGTGAAACTCTTAAGTCCGAGATTGAGTAGCTTCACCAATGCTTCTGCGTCCTTCAGCGGGTCTACCCAGTCCCACGTACGACCATACCATCTGGGAATGACATTCTGTCTGTCGAAAGCGCCTGCAAGAAGGCGGGACTGGTACCACCGCCAGAACAGTGGGTTCAGGAATTGCTCCTGAAAAATTCTCTGCATAGTACGATAGTACTCGCGTTCCTCGAGAAGCCCCACCCTGGCTGAGCTATAGTTCACACCTTCGAGGTCGTTTGCCAGCGAGACGTATGAGATGCCCAGTGCTGAAGCTACAGAGCGAAGAATAGCCTTTTGAAAATCAGCGAACGTTGAGTTAGGATGTTTGGGGTCGAAAAACTCGACTTCTGTTCCAGGCGGAAGCCTATACAGTTCGCCTGGCCTCACCTCATCTATCAGGTCTCCGCCACTCTCCTGTGTCGCCACTATGTCTGGGACTGTCTGCTTGAAGAAGCCCATCTTGGCAGCGGCTATGCGAGCCGCCACAAGCTCGGCTTCCTCGTAGCCCTCGAGGTGGTGAAGCTGAATCATAGCGGATGCTATTCTCGGATAGCCTCGTATCTGCTCGGGAAACTCGAGAATGCGAAAATGAATGACACGGTCGGCAGGTATGATGGATTCTCTTCCATCAGCATCCACGAACCTGTAGTAGGACGGCTGGGCTTCATTTCCGATGTAGCCCACACCAAGTCTGAATATCACGGTTTTGTTCCCGACTTTCTTTTGGAGGTTTTCAGGCGGACAGAAGAGCGGAGAAACTATTTGAAACGACAGGTCGTTTGGCTGAAAAACGAGGAAGCCATCGCCAAAAATGAGTAGCATGTTGAGAGCGAGCCGTTGCGTTTCAAACCAGGAATGACCGTCTATGTTCGCAGTCTCCACATAGTTTCCGAACGACTCCTGAACTCTCGTCACATAGTCCTGTATGTTCGCAGGGTCTCCTGTACCTCTCTCATCCAGCGAAATACGGAGCTTGAAACCGTTTGCACCGAGAACATTCTGGGAAACAAGCTGAACATAGCGGACGAAATAGGGATTGTTCTGGTACAGAGACTTCGCGCGCTCCCAGAGGCGCTGGAGAACGCCGTACTTTAGGTCATTGTTTATACTGCGCTGTTCTATAAACCAGTCGGCCAGCAGGTCAGAAATCTGAGCCCCCTTGAAATAGCGGTGTGAATAGGGGGCTTGTTGAGGAGCATTTTTCCTACGGAAAATGTCGAAAATGCTCACTATACGAACCTCGTTCTGATTTTATTCGTGGGTATATTTTCGCCCTGAACAAGTGCGATGGCTCTTTCGATGCGGTCGATTTCATTCTCTACCCATTGCTTGGCTTTTATCATGTCCTCAAACGTCCTGTAGCGAACAGTACGACCAGCAATGGAAATCTCCAGCTGAGTAGCGCCCTGAAGCAGGGCGTTCTCAAGCTGAGTCTTGAGTGTCTTGTAGAACTCAAGGTCTGCTTGAAGCTCGTCTAATGTTGGCATCTTACCTCCGATAGCTTTAAAAATTTTAAAGGCAAAACGCTAAAATGTCAAGTGGTAAGGACTTATCCATCCGCCTTTTCGCCTTCTGGGGCTTTGAACAGGCTTTTGTTGTGGCGGTGGCTCAACTGGTTTTTGCGGAAGATTTCGCATCTTCGGAATAGGCGAGACTTCCTGGACCAGGTAGAAGGCGGCGATAGCGTACACAGTAGCATCCAGGGCCTCGTTCCTCTCGCGAATTTTCTTCCATCCACGCGTAATCTGGTATCCACGAGAAAAACGAGTGACTGGCTTTTCGGAAAGAAGCTGTTCGAAAAAATCACGGCGTAGATGGAGCGGAAAGTGGAAAAACTGACGGTCTGAAGCATGAAGTCGAGAGTATATGATGTCCTTCACGGCATCTACGCCTATTTCGATGATTGGCACGTTGTACTTGGTACGGCGAATTTTCGATATGATGGGAAGCGCACCAGAAAAGCCTTTCACGGCATAGATTCTCTCGCCTAAGTGTGCCTTCACAAACGAATATACGTCCTGCGTGAATGCTCCAGAGTCTATGAACGTGGCGGAAAGCTGCATGATACCGCCATCCTCTGTGGAGTAGTTCCGCGTGATGACGTTCCGATACAGTGACGCCCACGGAGAAGTCGGGTCAGTTTCTGGCACGGTTGGTGAGCCCCATATAGTGATGTGGTCGATGACCCAGAATGTTTCATCTGTGCCACGCCCGAGTATGACAGCCTCCAGACGGTCCATCTGAACGTCCACACCGCAGGTGATGTACTGGACATCTGCGGGAATCTCGGCTCGGTACTGCTCGCGAAGTCGCATGAGAGTGTCGACCATAGAAGTGTCGAATGAACTGGCGGACTCATCATCGCGCCAGACTTCAGCCAGAGCGGTGTTCACGAAAACCTTCAGCCTTTCTGGTTTCTTTTTCGCCTCCAGAAACTCCGCTACGAGAGAAGGAAGCGAAACCCATGGCGAATATATGGCCCAGAGATGGAAACCTACCCAGCCTTTTCGCCTGGACTTCGCAGTCGGTCTCCATTCTCCATGCCTGACTGCGCGTTTCAGCTGGACGTCGTCCCAGTGAGCATGACACTTCTCACACTCATAGTATGCCGTGTCTGGGTCGGCGTTCTCCCAGTGAACATTTTTCCACTGAAGCTCCTGAAACTCGCCACACACGGGACATGGCACATAGAACTTTCGCTGGTCAGTCTCCTGAAAGAGTGCGTGGATTCTGGATGTGCCTTCCATCGTGGGCGTCGAGGTCACCAGGATTTTCGAGTTCCAGTAGTTCTGCGTCCTTCTGATGGCCAGTGCTACTGGGTCGCCTTCTCCCTGTGTGTCTATCGGAAAGCGGTCGACCTCGTCCATGATGAGAATCCTGATAGGCTTCGACGCCAGGTCAGAGGCTGAGCCTGCTGAAGCGATGGAAAGATAGCCACCAGAAAAAACCTTCAGCAGTGTCGTATTGTTTGGGTCATTCCCTTCGCCAAAAAGTCCCTTCAGTGCTGGCGTGTAGTCTATCATCGGCTGGATGCGGTATTTTGAGAAGTCCTTCGCTGTCGCTTCTGTTGGAAGCAGAAGAAGAATTGGTGCGGGTTCGTAGTGCATGTAGTAGCCTATCGTGTTTAGCACGATTTCAGTCTTCCCAGTCTGCGATGCCCACTCGAGAACGACAACCTTCACGGTATCGTCGGAAAGAATGTCCATCACACCCTTCTGATACTTCGCGCGGTCTGAATACCATCTGCCTGGCTCTGGCGAAGATGTGGGCGGAATGATGCGGTATCTATCAGCCCACTCGGAAACCGTCAGTTTGGCTGGCGGCATAAGAATGTCGAGCACTGGCTCAAGGCGTTTTACATCGCCGAGCTTATTTGAGCTCATTTTTCAGGTCCTCCTTCAATTCTGACAGAAGTGCTGTGAATTCCTTCTCGAGGATTGTCTTTGCTTCCGTCGGGTCAGCACTGGCCACAAGCGGCGCCAGTTTCTGGGGCATCTGGAGAAGCCTATTCCGTATGACTGACAGCATGGAAGCCCAGACCTGCATAACCTTCGCAACCTCTACAAGCTCGCCTTCCTTCTGCCTGCGCTCGAGCTCGAGCTTCTTTCTACGCTCTTCTGCAACCTCAATCTGTTTCTGCTTCAGCTCCTGGTCGACCTGTGTGTTCCTGAAATACTGCGCCAGTGCTCTGATAGCGTCGAGGGCGTCGACATAGCCAGCGTCAGT